ATTGTCGATGGCGAAGATGGAGATGAGTTGTGAACTATCGTTACACGTTTGACGATAAAGTTTACGATGTGTCAAAGCTAACACTTGAGGCAGTTTCCTGCTTCAAGTTGTTAGCGAATGTTAATGATCGCATCGATGACTTTCAAAATGAAGTAACAATTGCTCAAGCATCTGCGGTGGCACTACACCAAAAGATGCAAGAGCTTTTGGATGACTCTGCAATTGTCGAGGACAATGATACGGAGGAATAAACTATGGGCGATTTTGTGGGCTATCAAAAGCCCTGCCCTGAATGTGGCGGCAGTGATCCTGTCGCCATAAATTCAAATGGTTCTGCAAAATGCTTTAGTTGTGGAACCTTTTTTAAAGACTACGAATCTGCGATGGGAGGCAATGTGGCAGACTTCAACAGCTTCAAACGATCAAACGATAACACTCCCTTCTCCAATAGCGTATATCACGCTCTCACCGATAGATCCATTTCTCTTGAAACTGCAAAAAAATATGGCGTTAGATCTGTTAAAGACGAGCAGGGAAATATTACCCAACACCATTACCCTGCGTATATCAACAATGAAGAAGTTGCTACGAAGGTGCGTAATGCAGATAAAACATTTCGTTGGTCAGGCTCACCCAAAGGAACTGGCCTTTTTGGTCAGCAAATTGCACAGGCGGGTGGCAAATATATTACGATCACTGAAGGTGAGTGTGATGCTATGGCGGCATACGAACTTTTGGGGAGTCAATGGGCGGTTGTATCTGTTAAGAATGGAGCACAGGGTGCAGTCCGTGATGTTCAAGAAAATCTTGAATTTCTTGAATCGTTTGATACGGTGGTTATTTCTTTCGACAACGACAAAGCAGGAAAAGAAGCCGCAAAGAAAGTGGCGCGTATCCTCAAGCCGGGGAAAGCTAAGATACTTTCACTCCCTGTGGAATTCAAAGATCCTAATGAAATGCTCAAGCTGGGTCACCACAAAGCTTACGTTACTGCGTGGTGGGCTTCAAGACTTTATACGCCGTCTGGGATTCTGAATGTCAGTGAAGAGCGGGACAACTATAAAAAGCGTGAGCGTAAAGAATCTATACCGTATCCTTGGCATGGTCTTAACGACAAGTTAGATGGTCTGCGACAAGGCGAGTTAATTACTCTTACGGGCGGCACAGGACTAGGTAAGTCCAGCGTGACTCGTGAGCTTGAGCACTGGTTAATCACTAATACTAACGACAGGGTAGGCGTTATTGCTCTTGAGGAAGATTGGCGTCGAACTGTGGATGGCATACTTTCTATTGAAGCTAACGCCCGTTTGCACATTGATAGTGTACGTGTTCAGTTTAGTGATGAAGAGATTGATAATTTCTTTAATGTTTTGTATAGCGGTAACAACGAGAACCGGGTGTATGTTCACGCCCATCTTGGCATGAACGATGTTGATAGCGTTTTTTCTAAACTACGTTTTATGGCGATGGGCCTTGAGTGTAAATGGATAGTTTTTGACCATTTGCATATGCTTTTGTCTATGACTACTGACGGTGACGAGCGCCGTAATATCGACACCATCATGCACAACTTTAGAACTTTGGTGGAAGAGACAGGCATAGGCTTAATACTTGTGTCACACCTTAGACGAGTTGACGGTAACCGTGGTCACGAGAATGGTATTGAAACAGGACTAAATCATCTACGCGGCTCACAGAGTATCGCTCAGTTGTCCGACTGTGTGATTTCTCTAGAGCGCAATCAGCAGTCAGAAGATCCTGTGGAGGCCAGCACTACAAAAGTTAGAGTGCTAAAGTCTAGGTACACTGGTGATGTGGGGCTGGCTACACAGTTGTTTTATGATAAAGATAGTGGTAGGCTCAGTGAAATAGCTATGGAAATAGAAGAACAAAATGAGATTGAGCTATGAAAAGCATCGTGTTCGACATTGAAGCAGACAGTTTAGAACCTACAAAAATATGGTGTATCGCCGCTGTTGACCCTGATTCGGGCGAGACAAAGACCTTTGGGCCTACTGAGATTGTTAATGGCCTAGCTTTTTTAAACACCGCTGATAAGCTGATAGGTCACAATATCATTGGGTACGATCTACCCGCCATAAAGAAAATACACAACATCGACTTGGCTGAAGGTAGGGCTGTAGTTGATACGCTTGTATTGTCTCGTTTGTTTAATCCAACGAGAGAGGGCGGACATAATTTAGAGTCTTGGGGGTATCGTGTTGGTCTTAGGAAAATCGATCACGATGAGTTTGGTGAGTATACTCCTGATATGTTGAACTACTGCCGCAACGATGCTGTTCTTAATGCAAAAGTATTTAATCATCTAAAAACTGAGTCTCGCGGGTTTAGCCGTCAGTCAGTTGTTCTTGAGCACGAGACATTAAAAATTATTGCAGACCAACGAGATCGTGGGTTTCTGCTAGATGTAAAATCTGCAACGCTTCTTGTTGCTGAACTAACTGATAGGCTCAAAGAAGTAAAGCGTGAGGTTCAAAAAACTTTTCGTCCTAAGCAACTTAAGACTACTTTGTTGGCTCAGTTTACCAAGACAGGTGCGTTGTCTAAGATGGGTTTAATTGAGGGCAGTACAAAGAAAAGCAGGCTGACTCAAGAAGAGTACGAGGAAATAGCTATTAAACGAAAGACTGTTCGTATTGAGGAGGTTCCGTTTAATCTAGGCTCTCGCAAACAGATAGGTGAATATCTTATTGATTTTGGTTGGAAGCCTAAACACTTCACACCTACTGGGCAACCAATTGTTGATGAGTCTACGCTAAGTAAAATTAAAAACATTTCAGAAGCCACTCTAATTGCTGAGTACCTTCTCTTGCAGAAGCGAATAGCACAGGTGTCTTCTTGGCTTGAAGAGTTACATGAAGATGATCGTGTAAGGGGTTTTGTTAATCCTAATGGTACGATTACAGGTAGGATGACGCACAACCACCCTAATATGGCTCAAGTTCCTAGTGTAAGAGCGCCTTACGGTAAGGAGTGCCGCTCTTGCTGGACTGTATCAGAGGGCTATAAGTTAGTGGGTATTGATGCTAGTGGCCTTGAGCTACGAATGCTGGCTCACTACATGAAAGACGAGGACTTCAAAAATGAAATACTGCACGGAGACATACACTCAACTAACCAACGACTTGCAGGGCTTGAATCAAGAGATCAGGCGAAAACATTTATCTATGCCCTCTTATACGGAGCAGGAGATGCAAAGCTTGGCAGTGTGGTTGGAGGAAACAAACGTGATGGTTCGGAACTTAGAAAGCGTTTCTTCGATAATCTCCCTTCATTTAAACATCTTAAAGACACAGTTGGAAGAGCGGCTTCAAAAGGTTTCCTCAAAGGACTAGATGGACGCAAGCTCTATATTCGATCTGAACACGCCGCACTTAACACCCTGCTACAAAGCGCCGGGGCTATTGTTATGAAGCAGGCTATGATAGGATTTAATCAACTAATTAAACTAAACACTCTTGATGCTCATTTTGTATGCAACGTACATGACGAGTGGCAAGTGGAAGCATTAGAAAAGCAATCTGATTGTGTGGGACAGTTAGGTGTAGACTCAATAATAAAAGCTGGAGAGCAACTAGAACTTTTTTGTGAACTTGACGGCGCATATAAAATAGGAGACAACTGGAGTGAAACACACTAGCATTTTTTTTGTACTTTGTTTTTTATTATCTTGTAGCACTTATCAAACATCTAAAGATGAGCCATGCTTAGAATGGACTACAAGAGATAGAATTGACGAGATATGTACTCGCCAGCCGTATCGCCTCTGCTTTGACTATGTAGTATTAGAAACAATATGTTTGCGTAGAGGAAAGCCAGCATGAAAAAGTTTGGACTCTGGCTTTATGATTGGTACAACTATATTTTTAATCATAAAATAAATCCGCTACGCCACATCCCTGACCCCACGACTAGATTCTTTTTAATGTTCTACCTATCTGTAGCATGGAGCGGTGCGTTTGCGTTATGGGCTGGAAGCTGGTATTACTTTGGCGGTAGTGTTTACGCGCACTTAATTTTACTAGCTATGTTTTTTATAACTGTTTCTATCTTTGTTGACGCTGAACGTAAGGGCCATGTTTGGTTAATTGATTTAAAGAAGAAGAACCGTGAAACACGATCCTAGCCGTATTGGAGATTTAGCAGAGCATTATGCCATTACATGGCTCTGGGATAATGGCTATCATGTTTTTAAAAACTGTGGCTGTACCGGCCCAATAGATATTGTTGCCTTAGATCCAGACGGTAACATTACTCTTATAGATGTTAAGTCCTATAAAGATGGTAGGCTCTCTGCAAAGACCCCACTGCAAAAAGAACTTGGTGTACAGTACCTACACTACAATTCACTTACGCGCAAATGTCGTTTTGTAAGGCACAGGAAATGAAAATTGACACATTAATTGACGATATTTATGGACAACTAAATCAGTTGTCTGAAGGAAAAGAATTTAATTTATCAGATAAAGATCTAGACCAAACTGTAGCTCGTATCAAAGATTCAATTTTAGCATGGGCGCGGCCTTCTGAAAGGGACTCTGCGTTTTCATTGCGAATGTCAAACATTGGGCGTCCTGCCCGACAACTCTGGTACGAACAAAACCTACCATTAGAAAGATCACTTCCTGACCCCGCTGTCCAACTAAAGTTTCTTTACGGGCATATCCTTGAAGAAATTCTTTTAATGTTGGTTCGTTCCGCAGGACACACCGTCACGGACGAGCAAAAAGAAGTTGATGTGAAAGGCATAAAAGGCCACATCGACTGTAAGATTGATGGGGAAGTAGTTGATATTAAGACCGCATCTAAGTTTTCGTTCAACAAGTTCCGTGAGGGGCGTCTACGAGAAGATGATCCCTTTGGTTATATGTCTCAGCTTGCTGGCTATGAGGAGGCTGAGAAGTCTTCTGAAGGCGGCTTTCTTGTAATTAATAAAGAGAGTGGTGAGTTGTGCCTGTATCGCCCAGAAGAACTAGACAAGCCCAGTATCAACACCCAGATACAAAGCGTAAAGAAAGCTTTGAAGCTGACTACTCCACCCTCACGGTGCTATGAGTCTGTGCCAGAGGGAAAGAAAGGCAACATGAAAATACATCGTAGTTGTAACTACTGCCCTTATAAGTTTGAGTGCTATAAAGATGCAAACAATGGGCAGGGGCTAAGAGTTTTTAAATATGCCACTGGTTTAGCATACTTAAGTCATGTAGAAATTGCACCGCGAGTCGAAGAGGTTAGTTATGAATCGACGCCTTTCTAAAAGAATAAATAAAAAAACAGTTGAAATTTTTATTGAGTGGCTAAAAACAGTTATTGATGAAAGCCAACACAAAGAAATTGACCCAAAAAAATATAAAGATTATATTCCTAAAAACGCTTACTATTGGTCTGGAACCACACTTGTTAATTCTATATTTACTCCTCGTTGGATTAAAAAAAAATTAAAGCGTATGCACCGAAACAGTTCTCGTGCTATAGAAGATTATTGTTTGTCTGATTTCAAATGAAAGTTTTATCACTAGAGGCCGCTATCTTTTACTGTGCAAAACAATTAGCAGATGAAGAACTAATTGATGAAGATATTTTATTTGAGTTATACACAATACTAAAAATATATTTTGAAGATAATGTAGTAACTATCCATTGAAACCAAAAATAAAAAAAAGCTACCGCCGCCCACGAGTTAAGCGTCCAATAGACAAAGCCCCAGTAAAAGGCTACGATTCTAATTGGGAGTATGAACTCCACTCAGGCATTTTAAATGATTGGAAGATTCATTCTGAAACGACCGACTATATTGTTAAGCATACATATCATCCTGATTTTATTCGTGAGGTTAATGGCAAAAAAATATATTTAGAGGCAAAGGGCCGCTTCTGGGATCACAACGAGTACAATAAATATGTTTGGATAGCAAAAGCATTGCCCAAAGATATTGAACTGGTTTTTTTGTTTGCTGACCCTAACGCACCAATGCCTCAAGCAAAACGCCGTAAAGACGGTACAAGACGTAACCACGCTGAGTGGGCTTCTTCTAAAGGTTTTAGATGGTTCTCTGAAGATAGTATTCCAGAGGATTGGATAGACGTTTCAAAAAGAGGAAGTCTCAACGATGATGAATGATCGTAAGCGTGAGAGACTAGAAAAGTTTAGTCGCCACAAAAGAAAAAAACATGAAGAAAGAAATGAAGAGAAGTACAAGCCCATTAAGAAAAGAAATAAATATAAATTAAATATTAATGACTTAAACGATATAGAAGATCTGGAGGAATAAAATTGGACGCCTATCAACAATACATACATAAGAGTAGATACGCTCGTTATCTCCCACAAGAAGAAAGACGAGAAACATGGAAAGAAACAATTACCCGCTACATTAAGTATTGGGGTGATAAACTTACTGACGAAGAACGTGTAGAAATATTTCAAGCGATTAACAAGCTAGAGGTCATGCCGTCTATGAGGGCGTTGATGACCGCCGGGCCAGCACTAGATCGTGATAATATGGCAGGGTTTAACTGTAGCTATATTGCTATTGACAGCCCTAGATCTTTTGATGAAATGATGTACGTTCTTATGTGTGGTACTGGTGTCGGCTATAGTGTTGAAGACCAGTACATTTCAAAACTTCCAGAAATCGCAGAGGACTTTCATGCAACAGATACAGTCATACACGTACCAGATTCAAAAGTTGGATGGGCGAAATCGTATCGGGAGTTGGTATCGTTGTTGTATAGTGGTCAAGTACCAGAATGGGATACATCTAGAGTTCGACCTGCGGGTTCCTCACTTAAAACTTTTGGAGGTAGAGCAAGTGGCGCGGAACCTCTTATTGACCTCTTCCGATTTACAGTTAGAACATTTAAGGAAGCGGCTGGACGAAAGCTTACATCCCTTGAATGCCACGATCTTTGCTGTAAAATCGCACAAATCGTCGTTGTCGGAGGAGTCAGACGATCAGCCTTAATTAGTTTGTCAGATCTTTCTGACGATGCATTACGGCAAGCAAAGCACGGTGCTTGGTATAACACTGAGTCTCAGCGTGGGCTTGCAAACAACAGCGCCTGCTACACCAGCAAGCCATCCTTTGAACAATTCTTAGATGAGTGGAGAAGTCTTTATGAATCAAAAAGCGGAGAGCGCGGAATCTTTAGTAGAGCCGCAAGCCAAAAACAAGCTGAAAGAAATGGTAGGCGGGATAGCAACAGAGATTTCGGAACAAATCCATGTTCTGAAATCATCCTTAGAAAATCACAAGTTTGCAACCTTTCAGAAGTTGTCGTCAGACCGGAAGATACGGCTGAATCTCTCAGGAGAAAGGTACGAATTGCGACTATCTTGGGAACTTTGCAAGCCACCCTCACGGACTTCAGATACCTAAGAGGTATTTGGAAAACTAACACAGAAGAAGAATCTTTATTGGGTGTGAGTCTGACAGGTATTTTAGATAATCCACTACTTACTCTTGAAAACGAGGATCTTGATTTACTTCTTGAAGATTTGCGTGATGTTTCTATTGCAACCAACAAAGAGTGGGCAGAGCGTCTAGGTATTCCACAGAGCACGGCAATTACTTGCGTCAAGCCTAGCGGTACAGTGTCTCAGCTAGTTGATTCTGCTTCTGGGATTCATGGGCGATATGCACCTTATTACATTCGCCGTGTCAGGGCTGATATGCGTGACCCACTTTGCAAGGTCTTAGAAGACGCTGGAGTGCCTTGTGAGATGGATAACTTCTCACCCAGTACCAAGGTATTCTCCTTCCCTAAACAAGCCCCAGAGGGCGCTGTATTCGCTTCTGAGCAGTCTGGAATGGAACAGCTAGAGTTGTGGGCCAAGTATCAAGAGCATTGGTGTGAGCACAAGCCCAGCATCACTGTGTACTATCGGGATTCTGAGTTCCTTGAGATTGGTAACTGGGTCTACAATAACTTTGATTCTATCTCTGGCATTTCTTTCTTGCCGTATGACGAGCACAGTTATGCACAGGCTCCATACGAGCAGATCACAGAGGAAGAATATAATGAGATGGTAAAAGATTTTCCAACAGAGTTTGATTGGAACCTTAATGAAGAAGATGACTTCACGGAAGGAGCACAAACTTTAGCTTGTGTAGGCAACGCCTGCGAACTATGAAAGACGCGACCATCATAGGTTTTCGTATTCTGATAGATTCAGCCGGACTTTTTGTTACTGAAGAAACTGAGCTTCCTGACGAACATATTTCAAAAGTATTTCGTGATAACGATACTCAAATACTGGTTCGTGCGGCAATAAAGTCTTTTAAAGAACAGACCGGAGACTTACACTCTAAACTTGAAGTAGATATAGATGCTATCAATAGAGTGCTTTAATGCTCAAGTATTTTTTTCTTTTATTGCTGTTGGTGTCTCAGCCGCTTGAAGGTGCTGACACCCTAATAAACTCTGGTTGCTCTAAAGATTATCCGGGCGTAGAGTGGTTTATTTACGAAGACGCTGACGGTAACCGCTACTCAACAAAAGATGTTAGGTCTTGGGAGTGTGGTTTTAGTCGTTATTTAAACTTGTCGATGGAGAAGGATGCTGGCGACAAGTTTGATCCTGCTATAGTCAACGTAAATTATAGGGATATGTTAGACCGCGATGAGCCTTGGGGCATGGTTCATCATTCAACTACTATAGGCAAGGCTGTTAGGGTCGGTAGAGATACTGTCTACATCTTTGGAGATGGGCGTACAGGCGATGGCATCTTCAGGCTAGGTAGCCAAGAAATACAATTCCGCATAGAAGAAGATCCGGTCTGTGAGGTAGATAGCCGAATAGACTGTGAAGGCCACAGACAAAACAGTTCTCAAGCCTTAATATATTATGGGGAAGATGACGATAGAGTCGTAACGTGGGAGCTAGGCGTACTTGTATATGCTTCTCACAGAGACTATGGAGAAGACATACCTGTAGAGATCCTTGAAGAGCTAGATGAAGAGCATCCTCAGTGGGATAAATGGGAAAAGCGTGTAGCAGAATACAATAAAGTCTATGCGCTCTCAGGCGTCCATATACAATACAAGCTCACTAAACTATATATTGCACACTGGCACGGTTTGTATGATGTAGGAACCATAACAACAGGAAAGCCCGTAGATGTTGTTTTGGGTTATGGTGTATCTTATGTCGATACTTGTGGTGTAGCTAAAGTCAAGAGACATTTTAGTGAAGGCAAGCCGCCTTATTCTATGAGCCGCTGTACTATCTATACCGACTTACACGAGATTGGACATTCTGTGGGCCTTGCACATGGCCCAGAGAATCAGGCGTGGCAACAAACAGGATATCTCTTTTCTGACTTTGGACACGGCTGGAATGATATCTGCAACGGCAAAGATGATCTTATGTCTTACGGAAGCGAGGGGGTGTTTCACTCTAATTCTAAATTATATTGTGATGAGGTCTTTGAGTCTTGGTATTCAGGCGTATTAGCAGGCGGCAGAGAATGGTCAGACACCGCACACGCCCTTAATAGAGTTAGATATAATGTGTCGTTGATTCACGACGAGAACAAATACGTAGACCCAGACGCTAAACTACAGCCTGTAATGTCTAGAGCTAGGCGTATTGAAATAGAAGTTATTGACTAGCAGGGCTTACTAACGTCCATTGCAGACGCAATCAGCCCACCTGTACTAGCTCTATGACGAGCAGTTTTCTTTGCAATCTTTTTAGGCTGTTTAGAGAATTGTTTTCCTTTCTTTTTATCCTCTCTTTTCTTTCTGGAAGTCGCGGCGTACTCTGCTGACGATAACGATTCTCTAGCACTTTTAGGAAGGTAACGCTCGCCCGTAGCTTTTGGGCCTTGTGTAGACGGCTTACCAGATTTAGTTCCCCAATCTTCTTTTGTCCAATCTGCTAGAGATTTTTGAGATTTTTTAAGTGCCATTGTGTGTGTCCTCAGTTGTTTTCCAACTGTAATAGAAAGTGGTTAGCCCAGTAACTATTGGCAGAGCCATAATGCAAAATATAAAAAATATATCCATTAAGCTTTTTTATGTTGTCGGCGTATAGCCTCTTTGCCCTTACGCGCTATCTCAGCTTGTGCTGTTTTCCCAGCAACTTTAGCTCGTTGCTCTAGTACAGTCAGTATTTGTATCTTTCTAGCAAAAGGTTTGTTAATGTTTTTAACACGCCTTACGGTATCTCTAGCGTCTTTTTGAGTTGCATATGCAATAGGCACGGTGTCTTTTGGATTTTCATCCGTGTACAAACGCCTATCAGAGCCTTTAGGTTTTTTACCTGTTCCTACCTTGGGGTCTTTTTTTCTTTTCATTTTTTCCTGCCTTAGAAAGTGCGATAGCTACTGCTTGCTTTTGAGGTTTGCCCTCTTTACGTAGTTTGCGAATGTTTTGTGATACCGTCTTTTGGCTCTTACCTTTTTTAAGCGGCACTATTTATAGCCCCCACCTTTAGCTTTATATTGCTTGGCTAACATCTGGGCTTTACGCCCACTCCACTGACCGGGAGCACCGCCCTTACCCCCAGCCTTAATCTTATTAAAAAGATTCTTACGCATGGTGGGCTTAGTGTAGTTGCCTGCCTCGTTGACGCGGCTTTTACCGCCTTTCTTATACGCCTGTCGCTCTAAATCAAATATACTTTTCATCGTCTACGCTCCATAAAATGGCCCCCAAGACTACGATCAATGTCTCGCATCAACTCAAAGCTCATGGTTTCGGAGCCGCCCTTAAATTTATCAAAGACTTTCTTCCACCATTCTTTGATTTTATTAATAACTTCCATTTTAATCTCCCGGCGGGAACGCCAATAGTTTTTCGTTTGAAATTATCCAAGCCTTTGGGATAGCTATCTCTGCATCTCCTTGTACGACTTGACCATCCTCTAACAATATATGTGGACAAATAATAATTATAGTTTCGTCCTCGTGTATGATAACACCTGATGATACAGCTATAGCCGCTGTAACTTTTTTAAGTTCGTCAATATCTCTCCAGCCTGTGTTAGAACCGCCAGAAGCATCATGCCAAACTATTTTATGGAGTGTGATTATATTTGACATACGGTGGACAAGTACCTAGTATATGTATATAGAAAGTATAACGCTTTTTTGATTCAGGGTTATGGTATTCTTTATATATACACGCCTTTGCTGGCGTTACTGTACGTCCAATATAAATAGCTGTCCCGCCTTCTAAGACAAGATACAGCCATATCGTTACCACTTCACCTTATCGGCCCAATATGCCGCAGACATATTACCTCTTTTTATATTTTTACGGTGACGGGCTTTAAAACTTTTACGCTTGGCTTTCATGCGCTTAGATTCACCAGCCTTTGGCTTACCAGCAGTCTTAGCGCCTTGCTCACCAAAACGAATAATCTTTTCTTTACCGTCTTTACAAGCTTTTACAACATGAGACTTCTTAGGATGGTTGGGTGTGCGCTTAGGTTTGTTACAAGCCATTTTCTTTTTGTCAATCTTACCGCCTTTAGCAACTGCAAAACGTCTTGTTGGTCTTTCGCGGTTAGAAGATGGTAAAGTTCCTTGAGGAACTATTTGTTCTTTAGGGGCAGGCGTTGATGTAGACACAATCTTTTCAAGCTCTGGATAAGGTTTATCCGTTGTGTCTGGTTGTGCTGGCCCACTTGGTGTATCAGGATCGACAGCAGGCACAGAAGGCTCTGGTCTTATGTCTGCACCTAAATCTGGAGCTTGTTGATTACTTGACCCTCCAATTTCAGGACGAGCCGCATTTATTGCTGAGTCAAACGGGAACGGAAGCGCCGCACTTATCGCCGCACCTACAGCACTATCAACTAGCTTTTCACCAAAACTTTGTGTGTCAGGCGCAAAAGTTTTGGTAAAACTACTACCATTAAACTCATACAACGAACCATCATCAAGCTGAAGAGTTTGTGGTATACCATACTTTTCCATCAAGCCTTGTTGCGTATCACCGTACACAATGTTAGCGTAGGACGTTCTGTAAGCATCTGTTTGTATTGCTCTAAGTCCTTGGCCTGACTGCTTTGCTCCTCCTGCTTTTCTCAAGCCGCCTGCATCTTCAATGAGTTGCATCTTTGCTTGTCTACCATCAACAAAAGCATCTAACCCTGTGTCAAGTTGCCCTGAGTCAATAAGGTCTTGGCGCTCAGTTAGATAGCCCCAGTAGTTTTCCCAATCTACTTGACTAGATAATGTAGTCATTCCTTCATTAGCTTCAAAAGCTTGACGAATTTCTGCTTCAGTAAAGTAACCACCTCTGCTTTGATTACCAAACAACCTACGATATCTATCATCGTTTGTTCCGGTTGATGCAAATGTGTTTGCCCCTTCAAGAGAAGGAACCCAATAGTATAGGCGCTCTCCAGCGTCATTATACTTTGGCCCTAACGGAACTTGATTTCTTAATGTGTTGGTGTATTCAAGAGGATTAGAAACGCCTCCAGTTTGACGCCTTGCGCGAGAGTCTAAATTGTATTCGTCAACTGGCCCCAAGAAAATTTTACTTCTAAATTCTCTGCCGGGAATCTTACCCGCTAAATATCTTGCACCACTATAAATATCTTTTACTTTGTCAAAAGGAATTTCTGAAAAATCATAAATATCAGTGGCATAAAGCTTTCCATCTTCTACTAGTAACTGTGCGCCTCCAACAGAAAACGCCGCCTCTTCTGTAGGGTTTATTTTGCCTGTAGCCATACGCAATATAAAATTATCTTTTTCACGTTGCTCTGGACTAGAGGCTTGTCCTCTAACATTCGCACCGCGATAATCTTCATACTCTATATTCATACGCCCATTAGCAATGGCGTTTCTTGCCGCTCTTTTCAATTCTGAAACAACTTGTGTGTCATAATCTTTTTCAGTTTTATCGCCAGCAAAAGGATTTAAGTAACTAGCAAGATTAGAAACTACTTGATTCTTTCTTACTGGCTCTGATAATCTAAGAGACTGACCAGCGTTTATTCTGTTTATGTCTTGTATGTTGTTAAACTTTTGAAGATCATCAACACTTACACCTGTCTCTCTAGAGATTTTTTCTAGTGTGTCTCCACGCTCTACCGTTCGACGCTCAGGCCGCGCTACTTCATCTTGATCGCTTAAAAGACGGGAAAAGAAACCAATTACACCGCCCTCTGCCGCACCAAATCTTTTATCGTTTGGATCAAAACGACGAGCACTGACAGCTTTCCATTGCTCTGGCTTAAATAAAATATAAGAAAGATTATCTGCGTCTGTAGTAAATGATGGCTCTACTTGATTGACGTATTGAATACTGTCAAAACCATATTCCTGTAAGAAATTTTTAAACTCTTGGTGTAGTGCCGCTACTTCTAAAGATTTAACTTGTTGATCTTCAAATTGTAATAGACTTGATGGATCTATATCACCTGATGACGCCTCTAGCATTTCTGCTTTTTGAGTTAGCTTTATGTAAGGCAGTGACTTTTTAATAGTATCAGCGCCTGTGTTAAGCTGGACCGCCATCGCATCAACAAACCGATCTATGCCAAGCGTTTCGTCATCCCACATTAAATCTGCAAGAGTAGGGCTGTCTTTAAACAAAGTTTCAACTTTCCACACACCGTCACTGCCAAGCTTTAAAGGGTTTCTAACGTCTACATAACCTTTTTGGATTGTAGCTGGACGCACAGTGCTACCATAAACATTGTCGCCCCATCCACGCATTTGACCAATCATTTTAGCTACTGCTCGTATTTGATACTGTGGCAAGACTGTATCTCTATATGCCTGTAGTCCCTCATCAGACTTACTAACCATGCCTAGATATTGAGTTGCAACTTGCTCTATAATTTCTTCCCAACCTGTTAGCGGTGGAGGAGTTGTATCCCCACGCCTTCTTCTTGGCTTTGGTGCATCATCTATTTGACCAGTTTCTGCAAGAGATAATTTAGTGTAAGCTTTTAAATCATTTGGATCTAACTCTAAATCCGCAAGATACGCATCTAAATAGTTATTTACATCTTTAGCCAACGTATAAATTTTATTGTGATCTTCTGGTTTAATGTATACGCCAGCCCGTTCAAAAGATTCTCCAAGAGCATTGGCCTCCATGCCCATTTGATATAGACCCATGTGCTGACTAAAATCGCCATCATTCATTAAACTTTTTAAAGCAAAGTAATTAGCCTGCCCTACTGTACCAACGTGTGGGCCAATTTCATTTGTCATCCAAAAACGAGCGTCCCACTCTGTATCCTGTAAAGAACTAACCCCACGATATTGAGGCCGCTTTTCCACACTCTGACTTAAAAAATCATCTAATGCTTTTTCTTTGTTTGCTATGGGTGCAGGAAGTTTTTCCATTTGTGTAGAAAGATCATCAAAGTCAGGCATTGACTCACGCAATTTTCTAAACTCTGGTGTTTCTTTTAACGATGCAACAGCACGATTTAAAACTTTTTCTTTGCCTGCTTCAGACAACATTTCATTTTGATCGTGTTTATTTAATCTATTTAAAAGATAGTTGTAAATAGCTCTATCTGTATTTTCATCAAAGGCTGGAGCTTCGTTGTCAGCAGTGTATTGACTTTTAAAATTACTGTGTGGTGCTCCGTTTAATGTTCCATCAACTATGTGAGACAATCTATTACTAATATCATTATCAAAATCTAATGAAATCATTGTCTCTTCTAACTCTTTTGGCATTCTGGTGTCATTACCATGACGCGCCCAGTGAGCAATGTACTGCTCCATATAATCTTCTACAGGAGCCAAATCTTCAATATCAGAATCAAGCAAAAGATTCTTTTCTAAATTTGTAGCGGCATTTTTAATTGCATTATCAATTTTGTCTACATCAAATATATCATCTGTAGCTGACACGATAGCTCTAGCTAATTTAGTTGATAGTGCCATTACTCAGTCCTCGCCAATAAACTTCTTGGAAAATCTTCTTCATCTATAAATGCAGTTCCAGCCTGTGTGTTATAAGGCAACCCCGTCATCTTATCTATCCGCTCATCAGGCTCTTTAGGAGCTTGAGGCACATTTACTTCACCGCCTTTTTTAAATGGTGTGCGTGGTGTCTCTCCTGTTATAGCTTCTGTTAATGTCTCATCTATTTTACCTAAAGATCTACGATAAGATCTTTGTGCTTCTTCGCCAAGAACAGGTTTTATAGCGCCATAAAACGGAGTTAATTTTGTTCCAATTGTCATAATTGGTTTTCTATATTGTGCCAAATCTACTAACTCTCCGTATAACGGCCCCATAAAGGCCGCAGGAATACCCACAAGACCATCATTTTCTACGTTAGAGCGCACACGCATAATATTGTCAAACGGCAAACCATTGCCTCCCCAACGCGCCATCGCCTCGTACATAATTTCAGGAGCATTTTTTTCGTCGTATCCTTCACCTCTATTGCGAACATAGTTTGTAAATCCTGCTGTTGCTGTCATAGCAATTGCCGCAGGAACAAGTTTTGCCGCCGCCATCTCTTTATCTCTAACCAATCGCTTACCACCACGCTTTAAAATATTATTAGTAAAAGCAGTAGGATAACCCATTAAAGCAAATAGCACAGAACCTGTCGGCGTATACTGAAAACGCGGCTTAAGGCCAGAAGCTCTATCAGGCTGTAAGATAATTTGGTTTGTATAACGTGCCGCACCTTCAACAATGTCACGATAAAAGTCAGCATTTTTATCAGCACCACTAGCCAACCAAGCTTTGCCGCGCTCTACGTCTATACCAAGTTCTGCCAAATCATCTAGTTTGCTCTGCATTCTTCGCGTCATTTGAGCGCTTCCATGCTCTGCAAGATCTAAAAGATGATCTTTAATCATTATTTTGCCTGTTTGAAAAGAAGTGTTTTGCACCATCTTTGTCCATTGATCTAACAAAATAAATCTAAAAAACCTGTTGCTAGTATTTTGCATCCATTCTGTAGTAAGCTCTTCACCCGCTAAACGATCTGCCATAGAAGCAAGCTGTTGCTCCATTACTAACCCAACACTTTGCATTTCTCGCCAAGCTTCATTAGGTGTTAAACCAAACTGATCTTGAAGTTCTTGATGTGTATTTTTTGTAATCTTTAAAAAAGATAAATTCATCGCATCAGTTAGCGCATTCCAATCGTCTGTTGCTTTTCCTAACCCAATTTTGTGCGCGGCGGCTATGCCTTTAGCACTCTTTACTCCTCCAGCAACACCTAAGTTCAACATAATTTCTGTTAAGCTAGATACAGTTGCAAAAGGAAGCAAACCTATGCGAGTTAATAACTCATACCCTTCATGGTATTTCTTTTTAGCTTGAACATCGTCGCCATCAATAGACTCAGAAGTTATAGTTTGATAAAGGTTTTTAATTCTTTGTTTAGCATCTAGAGGTAAAGCTTTGCCTGTTGCCGCTTCTACTTCCCTTGAAATTTGTTCTATCCATTTTTGATTAAAGCCGCCGTTTTCGCCAAATTGACGCACACCAAAAACTTTCTTTTTTGCTAAGGCTCGACCAGCAACTTCCATATAATTATAAAATGTAGCTTTTACATCGTTGTTTAAAAACTTTTCAAATTCTGCATCATTAGTAATGTTTTCAAACTTTCGGTTTGCTGAGAAAAAATAATTCCCGCCACCGCCCGTTAGTTGATTTTTTTTGTCTAACATACTTTTGACAATACTTAACGCCTCGTTCATGTCTTTAGCTTCGCCAGCTTTTATCAACAGCTTTGCAAACTCATTCGGAGCATTTGGATCACCATTTCCAAAATCTTCTGCAATCGCAGAACGCTTCCACTGACGAGGAACGTAATTATCTTGTATAGTTATAAAACCTTCACGCGCTAATATTTTACCCGCAACCCGATAAGCATTTCTAATCTGTCGTGCCGCAACATTAACAGCTTGAGAATGTTCTTGATCTTTTGAAGATTGTCCTCTAAGTGCTAGAGACAAGTCATTATTTACAGCTTCTGAAAGACCACCATTGTATCTTTTGGTAGCAATAGGCAAAATAGCTTCTCTAAAAATATCAAAAAATCTATTTGTAAATAATCGTGCTGTGCCGCCATAATCTTCTTCAATAAGTTTTTGTCCCGGCTTCCAACCCATACCATACTCAGTATTTATTTTTTCTTTTAACAGTTTTGCTGTTGGAGAAATATCTGTGTATGGATCTAAAAATCCTGCCGATTTTCCAAAAGAAACACTAGAAGTAAAACGTGTATAAATTTTATTAAGATTATTCAAGAATGTATTGCGGATTACAGCAGGAGGAGCATTTCTGCCTGCGGCGGCAATAGCGGCATCAACTACTTGAGCGTATGTATCAGGCCCACCGCCAATACGCTCTACAAGCTCATCTATTTCTGCTAAGTCTTCAACACCAGTGACCTCTAAACTTTCACCGCGCTCAGATACTTTAGTAGCAAGATTATTAATAATTTGATCTAGATCATCTGTAGTGGCACCTAAAAGCGCCTTCATTTTCTCGCCAAACTCTGCCGCACCCAAAGCCTCTGCTTCGCGCACAGAGCCGCTAACAAGCTCTCTCATGCCGTTTTCAAAGTTTTGTGCGGCTACTGAAGGCCCAGCAATAGCGTCCTCTAGAGCTATTCTGAGCTTTTCTGGAGCCACAGCAGATCTTAAAAGACTATCAATTTCTTGAGCGGCTGTACTAGGTTGTTGTTGTACCGCTTCCATGATTGCAATTTTTAATTTTTCTGGGGCTGTAGCTTGATTTAAAACATTTTCTATTGTTCTAGCGGCTTCGGTAGGATTTGAAAGAATTGCCTGTTCTATTGCCAGCCTAAATTTTTCTGGGGCTGTAGCTGTTGCTAAAGTTCTAACAATATTATCAGCCGCTTCACTTGTCTGTACGTCTACGTTTGCATCTTCAACTTGACGGCGTTGCCGCAACTTATTGCTTATCAAACCAGAACCTTTTTGCAGGCCATACCCAAGACCACCACCAATACCAGCACCAAGTGCTCCCGCAATGGCTATCTCTACTGGAGAGTATTCGTTGCGTTCATCTAATTCTATTTCTAACTTTTGTTGACCTGTCATAGCGCCAGCGCCAATTACAGCCCCTTGTGTAGCAAAACCACGCACCTTAGTAGGGTTAGCTATTTTGAGCGCTTGATTTAGTGACTCTCGTGCAACTTTTCCTGCAACGGCACGAGCACCAGCAGTAGCTACAGTTCCTGCTCCAAAAGTG